TTCTTGTCGTTTAGTGTCATCATGGTTAGATCAAGTATATCCTGCCCTGCTGTTTCCGGCTTGAGTCTGTCTCCTGACAATAAGTTCATAGGATTATCTGCATACTCATCTCTTAATAGTGTCTCCTGATAACCTATGGCAAGAGCAGTATAAGGATCAATACCGTGTTCTTTGGCTTTAACAACTATCTTCTTAACTAAATCACTGTCTACCTTTGCGTGAAGTCTGTTTCTGTCTGTTAAAGTTGTATCTGTGACTATATCCTTCTTTCTTGTGTCTTTAATGTCTATATATGATTTCTCTGGCGGGGGAAAGTACTGCACCTTAAACTCCTCCATAGGTTTAGTATAGAACCCGTCTGACTTCATTGCAGTATAAAGTGTATACAGCTTCTCTGGTGTGGAAAACTGCTTTCTGAACTCATCATAAGATTTGGTATATAAACCATCTCTGTTTAGTTGCTCATATAGTTTTCTGTTACCGTCTGCCATTAAAATCTGTATAACTATAATTAAATATACCAGCAAAATAAAGATTATTTAGCATAATAAAGTTATCTACTTTAGTATCATTATAGATTGTCATATTTTCCTGACATTGGCGGGGCTGACTGTTCCTCCCCCATCATTGGTTCAACAGGCATCTGTGGTTGCATCGGTTGAGGCGGGGTCTGTGGCATCATCTTACCCTGCTCCATCATATTAATCATCTGCTCCGCTTTTGCTAACTCACTCCACAAGTCCCCCTCGATTCCCTGTTGTGCTATTATATTCTGAAGTATTCTATATCTCTCTGTCGCTGTTGACATATTACCTGCCTCCTACATTTACATTAATACCATTCTCGGCTTCCATAGCCTGCCTTGCCTGTTCTAACAATGCAAGATTGCCCTCAAGTTTAGTCTGATTAGCTTTTACCTTACCCCTTAAAATTTCTTCATTAATCTTAGCCTGTGCCTCTGCTTGTATCCTTGCCTGCTCTGCCTGTGCTTTCAACTGCTCATTCTGTGCGTTCTGCTGTCCCTGTGCCTCTATCATCCTCTGTGACTGTTGTTCTGCCTCCTGCTTGTTCTTTTCAATAGCATACTCTAACTGTTTTTCAAGTTCGGATATGTCTGCTCCTGCTTCAAGTTGACTCATGAACCATATTGCATCATTTAAGTCTATGCCCGGTCTCTGCTCTCTTGTATTCTGTAAAGCTATATCAATCCACTTCTCAAATCTCATCTTTTGCTTCATGTCAGGTTTAGCCTTTAGCGTGAGCCCGTATTGCACCCCTTCGTTCTCCATCATCCTTAATGCCTCTATATCATTAGGACTGATGACCCCCGCATAAGCACTCCTTATCTTCTCACTATTGCGTATGCCTACCTGCATCCTTCGCATCATGCAAGTGCCTACTCCTTTCTTTAACTCGAAGCAGGCATCCATCAGTGGTTTTAACACATTAGTTGTTGCCTGAAGTGCTGCTTGTGTAGTACCTACCGGAGCATTAGGATCAGGTGACGCACCAAGACTAACAGGATTGATACCTGTCATCAATTCAAGTTGCTTGAACAGTAAGTCAAAGGTTTCCATTGTCTCACGCACCCTTTCGCCCATACCACCCTCAATAGGTGTAACAGGTAGTGCCGCCCCTCCTGTATATAATCCTGTACTTGCACTGTAAGAATATAATAGTCTTCCTGTCTGTTGCCATAGTTTCATAACTTCGGCAGGCTTCAACTTACCGCCCCCCATAGTTACATTACCTATCATAGTGGTGTTAATAGCATAACCCCTCTCCACCATCATGGCAAGTGAGTTCTGATACCTCAAAAACGTCTGTGTTATCTGGTCTAAGATAGGTTTCATCCTCTTGATAAGAGAAGGCTGTAACAACTGTTCCACATGAATAGGCAGTTGTGGCTTACTAAGCCCTTCCCTTGATGCCATGTTAATCACGCCATAGTCAAAGACGTAATCAGTATCCAAGACCCAAAAGCATTGATAAGGCTGTCTTGTCGCTATCTTTTTTACCTCTTGCGTGGCTCCCGCTTTTGCCCTTGCCTCCGGTATAGCCTTAACCTCACTATCCCAACCTAAGTCTATAATACTATTCCTTCCCCTTACACTCTTGTAATACAACTTACGTTTAAGGTCAGTGTCTATCCACCATGCCTGAAAGACAGGTACTTTAAATCCATCATACCTGTAAGTTTGAGTAGCAGGGTCAAGCTGGCTGTAATAATTTTCCCATCTATCAGGAGGATTGCCCCAATCACCCTTATACTGACTTGCAAGTTGCGATAGTTCTTTCTCGCTTACTTGTGGTAGTTTATTCCTTAGATTAGATATAGTCCAAAATCTGAAGTATCCTGCGTATTCTGAATCATTATAATCTTGTTCGGTAGAAAATTGCATTACAACTCTGGCGGGGTCAAGGTATCTGCATTTCCACTTACTATCTTCATTGTCAAAATAGTCCTCTACCGCACCATACCCAAGCACAACAAGGTCATCCAATACTTTCTTGAACGTGACAGTATCCCAATCTGATATACTAAAAGTATATCTAAGTAACTTCTGCATTGCCCTCGCCACATTCAGTTTATACCCGTCCTGTGCTTTGAACATCTCAAGTTCCTCAATACTCTTAGGATAGACTATGTTCTCATCTATCGGGATACCCTTGGCAGTCTTAATCTGGTTCTGCCATTCAGCGTTCTGTGCTTCTATGAGCTTAGTGTACTCAATCTCCTCTTTAAGTGCCTTGCTATTGTTATCTATTGTATCAACATAGAGATCATAGTCGGCTTTATCAAACATACCATGAATGGCACTCATAATCATAGGTGCAGGACTGATATTCTCAAACATCACATTAGCCCATCCCTCTCTCTTGCTTACCCTGCCAAGCGGTGTGTCATCGAAAGTACTTAGTGAAACATTACTGTTAGTTACATCTGTCTCATCTAACAACCATGATTTATAACGATCAGTATTTTGCTCTCCCCGACTGTAATCCCTTAATTCATTAAACTCCTGTTGGTAATCTGCTGACCATGCTGTCTTTGCCCGGCAATAGAGAGAATAAATAGCCTGTGCATTTGACTTACAGTACTTATCACCTTTTTGTTTAGGGTCAATATCACGTGAAGGAAAAGGAAACTCGGTGTCTTTGTAATTTGCTATTACTGGAATCATCTCTACTTATTTTTGCAAAGATACGCACTTTCGCTAATACCTTCTTTTGTTGAATAAATTGAACCCTGATAGGTCTACCACATCGCTAACTGAATTATCCAATAACTCCCTATGTCGTGACTTACTTCCAAGTAAAGCCATACCAAAAGCAACGAATAGGTCATTACGTGTAGCATCTTCTATACCCCTTATGTTTTTTATTTGCATTAGCAGGTCGTCGTGTTCTTCTATTGCCCCTATAGCCTCTATATAATCCTTATAATCCCTGAATATATCCTGAAGTACATCGTTGGTAGTGTATCTGCCTGGTAGCGACTTTAGCTTACCTGTGTTAAGATCAAAGTCATGTAGTCCATACCCGCCATAACCCCTGTCAAACATATACTCCAAAAACCTCTCTACGTTCTGTTCAGGATAGATCATAGCACCAAAGTACTGTGCCGCCATAAGTACATCTTCCATGAACTCTCCTTGTGTCTGTGGTCTGTAATTATAAGACAGGATACATCTTCCACTATTAGGATATTCAGAATCTTTCTCCCATAGGATAGCTATACCTCCATTACTTTGGCGGGAATTGGTCATCGTCCCCCCCAACTTGGCAGACTGTTTAGCCTGTATGGGAGTTAGGTTTCTGAACATATCAACACCCAAAGTAAACCTATGCCCGTCAATAGGACTCCATGATGTCTTCCATATACCCTTAAGACTATCAAAGAACTCACCCTTTGTTCGTCTATTGGTTAACTGTGGTGGCAAGTCCATTGACATCCTGAACTTAGGATTTTCTGCATCGTTAATCCAAATGACATTACCATCGGGTTTACTAACTCTATCAAAATATCCTATCTTATAGTTCATCTTTCCGAAGGACTTTAGCCGGTTCAACTCCTCCATCCTCTTGTCTATGATCTCAAGATTAAACCCAACATTACCCGCAGAACCTAACCAACAGTCTGCTGACTTCATCGGGAACTTGCGCCTTCTTGACCTGTGCATCTCTAATGCCTCTGGCGTACCCTTCACTTCCAATGACCTCAATACCGCTTCAAGTGTTTCCTTTGCACCCTTGCCCGTCAATGCAAACTTAGCCCTTGGGCTGTACTTTATCTGTCTTTCAGTAGGCGTATCTACTACTGCTTTTCCCCATCTATCTATATATCCTTCTAACTTCTTATACGCTGGCATGAATATCCTTGCAAGACCTGAATGTGTCTGTCCTATTATTGGTATCCTTTCATAGAAATTAGATAGTTCCCACATCTTTAAATACTCTGGTGCGCCCTCTCCTATATCCTCTACTGTACTTGGATGCCAAGCGTAAGCGTTTAGTCTTATGCTTGTTCCCCCACCTGTTGACATGGCTATCTTGTTGACGTTCCATCTCTCTGTTATAGGCCCCTTTGACTTCCCAGCTTCATCCGATAAGCAAAATGATAATGAATCACCATCATTCTTTGATACTCCCCCGCTCTCTGTATAGTCAATAGATGATCCTAATCCTTCAATATGATAGACATTAGGCGGTTCTTGCAGATAGATAGTTGTTGGTCTCTTGCTCCCTATCCATATTGGCTTTAAGAATAACGGGTATTTATTCCATGAGGGTATGAGTTTCTTATAGTAGTGTTTCTCTGCATTATCTCCGTCCATTGATATTATCGTACCATAGGCAGCCGGAGTAGTACTACACCCTTGCCATATACCATGACAAGCCCACTGTGTCTCACCACACCTACGGAACTTAGGTCGCATATCACCGAAGAATGTTCTTGACCCCACATCAATCATGGTATAAGACCCGTCTTCATTAGGCACTGCCCTTCCTGTCTCTGGATTAATATTAGCAAATGACTCTGTTGTTGTTCTTAGATAATGTGAAAATATTGATATTCGCCTATCCTCCTCTCTGAACTCCACCCATGTCTCACTATCTTTTATGTACCAGAAATTAAGGTAATCAAAATATTCCCCTGTGCAATAAACTGGTTCGCCATCCAGAAAAAACCAATACCCGTTAGTCCTGTACCACCATATCTTTTTTATCCATTGTATCTCCTCCTGATAGTCTGCCTGTTCTTCTTCAAGCATCTTCCAAAATGCCTGATAAACTTTATATCCCTGAACCGTTTCTTGCCTATTACGTTCTTGGATAACTAACATCTCTTTGAAAGACCTATTCTCTAATTTCTTTAGTCGGGGTGGCATCTCAAGCCTTGCCCATACCTGATCATCTTTTTTAAGATCATAACCGTCTATTAAGGATAACTCTGGCGGGGTTGGCGTACTTACATATATTGGGGTTAAGTCCGCATCATCCTCATTAACCCCTACATACCACGGAGTATCAATAGGCGGCCTATCTCCTAAAAACCTTATCTTTTCTGGTTCATAACTACCATAAGGATTAAAGTCATCAGGCAACCTACCATGTTCTGTAAGATATTTAACTATGTATTCGGGAGTGAGTTCTAATGAATTGCTTTCGTCTATTTCAATATCTACAACTTCCTCTTTCTTCCTGCGTCCCATTATCCGTTTCTGATTCTGCAAAGATACTCAAAACAATTAAGCCCCCCATTTCTGAGAGGCTTAACCAACTTAAAACCTAAAACTATGAAAAAACTGACCCTTAGAGGGTCTGGAACCAAATATCTGCCGTTGTATTGTTACAAAGCACCTGCTTAACTTCAAAACCTTTTGCTGTGTAAACGACCCAACATCTTGAAGCACTTATTGTATCACCTACTGCCAAAGCTATATCATCAGTCAGCACCTCCGTATCTACGGGTGTCTGTGTATAGTCATTATCAGGATAGATTGATAGGGTTACACTGGCGTGCGTTGGCGTGGCATCGAAAAACGATAACAACACCGCCAATGTGGAATCAAGCACCATGTAATCACCATTATCCCTATGATCGTCAGGGTTAATGAAATAGTACATAGTAGTATCTAACCCACCATTGGTCTCCCTGATACTATCAAGCCTGTTGGTATTCAGTAAGTAACTCACTCCGTTGGTCTCCCATTCGGGAACCATTCTCCATGACTTCAACTGCCATTTTAATACTGTTGCTGGAAATAATACTCCTTTATTCATTTTGCCTTAGTATTAAATGGTTATTGTTCTCTTGTCTCGGTAGTCGTAGTTGAAGTTGAAGTAGTTGTGCCTGTTTCAACTATGTCTATAATATCATCAAGACTGTAATTAACCAAGACTTCTATTCTCTTGAAAGCTCCCTTGTAGTAACATAGCCAGCAATAGTTATCGGGGTCAGGATTGTACTCTGTGAAGTACGTTACTGCCCATATACCGATCGTGGTATCTACTGGCGTGCGAAGCGGGTATACAGGACTACCCCACGGCTCTTTTTTCGGTTGGAAGGGTAATGTTAACGCTTGTGAATGTGGAGTACTATCTATGGCTGCCTCTACTTCAGCCTGTGACATATCTACTTCAAGATAACTAACAGATTCCCTTCTGTCTGACGGATTGTCTGCATACAAGAACGAACAGGTAGTCGCAGTTAATACCTTAACGTCCGT